GGTGTTATACAAGAGCCATCTGTAGCATACGCAGTGAGCAACGGAACTACACTTACATTCACTGCTGCACCATCAAATAACTCAGGTAATAATATCTTTGTGTATTACTTGTTTAGAACAGTGGGTACAGTAAGCCATCCGAGTAATAATGCTTTGGAAGCTACTAGTGGTACGTTTACTGGTAATGCAACAGTAAGTGGTTCATTAGCTATTGGCACAACTTCATTAGTTTCTGATGCAAAGTTAGCAATATCTTCAGACAATACAGAAAGTAATATTTTTCTTGAAAGAAGTGGAAGCAGTAGATTTGATGTTGCTATTGCAAACTCAAGTGGATCTTTAAGTTTTAAAGGTGGTTCAAATCAAACAACAGTCGCTGGATTAACTGAATTTATGAAAATAGATGGTGATACTGGTGCTGTAACCAAACCACTTCAACCTGCTTTTTTAGCACAACCTTCATCTCAACAAGCTAATATAGCATTGACTGGAGCAACTATTGCTTTTGGAACTGAAATATTTGACCAAAATGGTGACTTTTCATCTAATACATTTACTGCTCCTGTTACTGGTAGATATCAATTACAGGTTATGGTAAGAGCAGATAATGTTGATAGTGCTGCTAATTTTTGTAGAATTGTAATACAAACTTCTAATAGAAATCACATAGCAGGTATGATTGACCCTGCTGTTTTATCATCTGACCCCGGAGAATGGAATTTTGTGGGTGTTGTACTTACTGACATGGATGCAAATGATACTGCTATAGTAGCATGGAGTCAGAGTGGAGGTGCTGCTCAAACTGACATAGAAACAGATACTTTTTTTTCAGGCTATTTAGTAGCATAAGCCAAGAGTGAAACAACTCAATCATAAAGGAGATAAAAATGGCAAATCACACAA